TAACGACACCGAAGGAGTTTTTGGAAATTTTACTCGCGGCAAAAATGGCATAATTAAAATTCCTTAATTTTTACTATTTACTATCATAAAATTGATTAATTCCTCTAACTGTAACTGGCCCGCCCGGTTTTGGATCTCTCCACCCAGAATTTCCAGCCCAAGCTTGTGTATTTATTCTATATACGATTGTATCTGGAGATCGATTTGCAAATGCAGGAGCAGCTTGCATCATTCCTAAATGGTTATTGCCTTTATAATTCCATCGTGTCAAATACTCATCATATACTTGCAGTTGTTGCGCTGCAGTCATTGATAGAATGCTTGAAGTTGAATGTGATGTACCATTTCTAGAATTTAAATCAAGTAAGGCACGAGGAGTAAATTGAAATAACCCCGCGGCATATGTCGGAGGGTTCGGCGGCGGATCGTCGTTCAGCGCACGAGTATTAAATGCTGATTCACCCTTAATAATTTGATATAAACGTGGTAGTGTAAAATAATCACCTGGATATTTCGATTTCATCTCTAGAAATTTACTTTGAAATTGAGTATCATTCGCAAGAGATGCTGGTGGCACAATGTTAGGTGTCAAAGGAATTCCACCATTTCCTTGACTACCATGTAAACCAGAAAAGCCCGGATTATTTGGACTATTTGATCTTGGTCCAACACCCCCGCTTTGAACTTGACCCTCGAGAATAGGAATAGATCCATAAATGATGGGTTGCTGACTTGCATCACCGTCAAGAAACCAACCCACGACACGAGCGCCTGGTTGCAACCAAGCAGTACTACTTGTTCCTGAGACACCTCCTTGTGTTGTTGGAAGAACGACTGATGCCCAAGGTAGGTCGCGATCTGGTATTTCAGGACTATGTAAACCTTGTATTCTAACCTGACACCTTCCAAGCTTTAAAGGATCATCTAGAACACTTACAACTTGTCCTACCCACCATCTATATTGATCACCATAAAACATTAAAAGGATCCTTCAGTATTTGTAAGAGCATCTGTTCTTAATTCTGAGAATTTAACACAGTTTGCATCAACTGTATACTTAGGTCCATCGAATATATGTCGACAAGAATATATCAAATAAGATCCAGAATTTTTCTTATCAATCGCATCATCAAGATTTACGCCTTCTTTCGATATTTGTTCAAAGTCATTATTCAAAAATTTCAAGTAAATATTTCGACCAGCAGCCGTACCTCGATTTCCAAAGTTGCCTGAATTTACACCTTTTTTGAAAAAATGGAATCCAGGTAATGTCACTTGAATAGCACCCATCGCCATCATTGATCGAAGTGAAGATGCAATCGTTCTTCGAATAGGATCATTTTGAATTTCTAAATCTTGGCCATTGGCAAAATCATTAGTGTAAATATTACTAGCATAATTCATAGTAAATTGTCGTGATCTTTTTTCTGTAAGATTAAATGATTCATCATCAAAGATTGATTTTGTTTGACTCGGTGGAAAATATTTTGATAATCGCGATACTGCATCAGCCTGACTAAATCTGAAAGGTTTGTCATCAGCAGAATTGATATTCATAAAATAATATTCTGATCCAATATGACCTCTTTCAATTTGCTTGAGCAAATCATATGAATTTAATTGTTGGACTCTTTGTATAATTTTCCCAGTTTCTTGAACTCGAACTTTCTTTTCAACTTTTCTACGATTTAAGCTTGCTCGAATGCTTGGATCTATATTATCATCAGTTAATGTGTTGTCCACCAGTCTATCGATCTCATCATCCATTGTTTGTGAGGCCATAACTGAATAAATAAATTCCCGAGGCGAATTATAACCTTCTGCTACAGAATTTGCTCCTTGATTCATAAAATCACCAAGATGTCCCCAGGTAATAGTTTCAGGATTACCGAGATTAGAAAATGCATAAAACGGCATACCATCTTCACTTGTACACATTGGTAGTAAATGATTAATCAATTTCATTACTGACCAGTGCGGTGTAATAAATCTAAATGGTTCTTGCACCTCATCACTTACTTTTTCAAGTGTTCTACTAAAATTTTCATATGTATCATTTAATGCTGTTGCAATAATTTCATTTGGTTTACCTTCATATGATTTATTCAACATTTTTGTTTTTGCAAAGAAGAAACTATTTTCAACGATTTGCATTGTGATAACAGAAACGTTGTCGTTGGCCTTTTGTTGTTGTTCAATCTTTGTAATATTAAAAACTTTTTCATAAGGAAGAATTGAGCCAAAACTATTATCATTATTTGGAAATGTGATTGAAATCGCGATTGATTCTGTGCCCATAAAGTTAATTGATTCATACAGGTTTGTATTATCAATAAACATGATCCGGCCAGTAAGATACGGCTTCTCCATGTGTTCATATATTTCCATGAAAAGTTCGGCTTGAGTAATATCAATACCAATATTCTCTCTTGGATTTATTACCAGAGAGACAGAAATTTCATAATCAAATGGAGTATTGCCCGATCCGGGCGCGCCCATTACACCCATTAGACAATTCTCATTGTTCTTGTAAATTCAGAAATAAATTGATTCATTACATCTGGTTTCATGACTATGATATCTTTTAATTCTTCGTTTCGTTTTCTATAATATTCTGAGTAGGTAACAGAATTGTTTGATCCCGGTCCAGTAAATGGATCGATACTTATGATTTTTCCATCACCATCTACATAGTAAAGTGGAGCATCTTTTTGTTCATATGTGGCCACTGATGAAATTGATTGATCAGCACTTGAAACAAAACCCTCACCGCTTACAAAATCAATCGAACCTTCAATGAAAATATGACCGATATTTAAATCTCTTTTAATAATTGTACCAGTCTTACCAGATTCAACACCAGTAACTGTCTGCCCAACAAGAAAAGAATTAAAAATATCATTTCTTGTTTCAATTACCGTATTCGGAAAATCGTCAGCAATCTTTTCATCAAATTGTGCATTTGTCAAAGGCCAACCAGATTCACGGAGATTGTCATTCAAATAAAAGAAAGTCCAATGATAATTTGGATTACGATAGAAACGATACGATACGCTATCTGGTCTTTCTGGATTTTGAATTGTATATTTTTGATAGAATGAAGAATTATTTTTTACTTTATCAAGAATCTCACTATATGCAACAAGATTAGGAAACTCGACCGGATCTGTCTCATTACCGAATAAGTATAAAGCGTCAGGATAGTTTGGAAAAAATGGCATATTAAAATCCTCTCCTAACATCTTCTGAAGAAAGAATAGAATCTTCCGAAAATGCAACACTCAATGCTACTTCAGTCGGATGTCCGTCTCTATGGAAAATATTAGATGTAGGATTAAGTGAACGGTTTACGCTTGTGATAAAACAATCTTTAAATTTAATATCATTCGTTCCATCTTCTTCGGCGGAAGTTCGAATTGACACTCGTACCTTTTTTGGATATTTTAAAAATGCGCTGAAGTTGCCGGTGCCAACCCTTTCTGGATACATTTGTGTCCGTAAAGCTTTTATAATTCGATCTATCTGATTTGCTTCACCTTCACTTGTTGGAATCATATTAAATGTAAAACCAAATTTCCTAAGACTTACACCTTGAAAAGTTGCTTTTGTGTTTGGATTTATAATTCTTCTCGTACCTAGACCAATTGCTCCCTGAACTGAGTTAGCTGATCCTGCAACGGCGCCCCCCAATGCGCTGCCCGTCAAGCCGCCGAGCACTGATCCGGCGGCGGCGCCTGCGGTACCTAGTGCAGCATACGTTATGATGCTGCCCAATGCATCCTTATCGATTCCGGTCTTGTCGCCTATGTTGGTCAAGAACGATTTTTTGGCCTCATCGTTGGCATCCTCCAAAGGCACCGCCTGCTCGTTCACCGCATCAATACCTCCAAGAACCAATGATCCAAGCACGCCCAGATCAGTATCACCATATGCCACGTTATCCGGAATTGAAATACCACCAGGAATGTAAATGCGGATTGTGTTAGTATCAGTCAACCCCCGGACACGCTCGCTTAAGTCTTGCTGTTGTAATTGATCATCCTCATTTAAAAGCTGCATTTGAACAACAGCTTGGCCAATTCGATCTTCTTCGTTTGCTGGGTAACTAAGAGCCATATTATCTCGCAATAAATAGTTATACTTTTCATGATTATTTATTATAAAATTTATGGCTTATTCTGGAATATACAAAATAAAAAACAAACGAAAATACAAAGGCGATCCGAATAAGGTTGTTTATCGTTCACTTTGGGAAAGAGCGTGCTTTGAATGGTGCGATACAAACTCAGCTGTCAAGAAGTGGTCTTCAGAAGAAATTGTAGTACCATACATCTATGATGTCGATAAGCGATACCATCGATATTTCGTGGATCTTTATATTCAGTTTGAAGATAAAACTCTTCTCATTGAAGTGAAACCCAAGAAAGAGACAAAGCCCCCAGAATATAAAGGCCGAAAGACAAAGAAATATCTCATGGAAGGTATGACGTTTGTCAAGAATCAGAATAAATGGAAAGCTGCGGAGGAATATGCCAAGGATCGTGGATGGCAGTTTCTTGTTTGGACAGAAGATGATTTAAAAAAGCTAGGTATATTGAAACCAACTTTACAAAAGATCAAACCACTCAAACCTCTCAAAAAGTTATAAATAATGTAAAGACATTGAAGAGAGCACATGGCAAATATTTTTCAAAACTTAGAAATTGAAGCATTTCGAAAAGGCATTACTCCTCGAACAAAGGAGTCAATGGACTGGTTTCGTAGGAGAGCTCAGCAAATGAGTCGATTAAGTCCTACAAAGGTAATGAACTCAGAACCACTTGAGAAGTCACAGAACCCGGTTCCAGGAGCCATGGGTATGTTTTTGTATGATCCAAAGCATAAAGACACATTACCATACTATGACACATTTCCTCTTGTTGTTTTTGTTGGCCCAGCACCAAAAGGATTTCACGGTGTAAATCTACATTATTTACCTCCAACACTTCGAGCAAAAATGCTTGATGCATTAATGGATAATACCACAAATAAAACATATGATGAATCAACAAGAATGAAAGCAAACTATAATCTATTGAAAAAAGTTTCTGGACTCAAATATTTTAAACCATGCTTTAAGCATTATCTTTTTGACCATGTACAGAGTAGGTTTTCAGTTGTGCCTGCTCCTGAATGGGAGATTGCTGCATTTCTTCCGACTGCGCAATTTAAGAAAGCCAGTGCAAGTAAAGTTTATGCTGATTCAAGGAGAATGATCTGATGACAATACTCAGTGTTGATAATCTAAGATCAAGAATAAATCAAAAAGGCGGCGTTGCAAGATCGAATCGATATCTTGTTGAATTACCCTCAGATAATGAACTCTTAAGAAATACCGGCCTTGCCGCTGACGAATTAAGTTTGTTTTGTACTTCTGTAAATATGCCAGGAAAACAAATAACATCCATTGACAGACGAATAGGTACCACCTTTACAAAAGTTGGATATGGATATGCAAGTCAAGATGTGCAAATGTCATTTCTTTTGACATCATATCTTAATTATAAAAAATATTTTGAAGGATGGCAACAACTTGCTGTTGATAATCAAAGTAACGACTGGCACGGTCCTGCTTATTTTAATACTTATACGAAGTCAGTAAAAATTTATCAATTAGGTCAAGATGGTGAAAAAAACTATGGTGTTCAGCTTATAAGCGCTTATCCTACAACAGTGAATCCAATCCAATATAATAATGAAGCTGATGGACTAATTGAACTTACAATTGAAATGTCTTATATTCGTTGGCAAGAAGTTCAAATTCTCGGGTTAAATCCAGCTACACTAGATACAGAAGGTTCGTTTTAAATTTGAAAGAGAGAATGAATTATGATACCCAAAATTAATGAAACTGCGAAATATGAAACTAAAATACCATCAACAGGCAAAAAGGTTAAATATCGTCCATATTTTGTAAAAGAAGAAAAAATACTTCTTGGTTCAATGGAATCACAAAATTATTCAATGAGCTATCAAGCAGTTGTTGATACCATTGAAGCATGTATTTTTGATGATATTGATACGAAAACTTTGACGCTTTTTGACATTGAATATCTTTTCACATTAATTCGAGCTAAATCGGTCGGTGAAGTCGTAACACTTAAAATGAATTGTGCACAGTGTGGAACAGAAAACACTGCAGGAATAAGAATTGATAACTTGAATATAAGTGAAGGTGTTGCATCAGAAACAATTAAAATTACAAATGATATTTCAATTGAAATGGCATGTCCAAAATACTTAAGAGCTATTCAAAACTTAGATTTGATTTCAGATAAAACAAGTGTTACAGATAAAAAGATTGAAATGATTCTAGAATCAATTGTGGCCATATGTACACCAGAAGAAAGAATCATTGCAAAAGATGAACCAAAAGAAGAACTTAGTGAATTTATTCAAAACATGACAGTTGAACAATTTGAAAAGTTGTATGATTTTGTGGAAAACATTCCACGTATTGAGTTTCATGCGAAGTTCAATTGTCTAAATTGTAGAAAAGATAATACACGGAGGATAAAAGAAACTAAGGATTTTTTTTAGTATGGTCGAGTAATGATAATTTAATCAATCATTATAAGACCAATTTTTATTTGATTAAACTTCATGGTTTCAGTCTGACCGAACTTGATAACATGCTGCCATATGAAAGAGAAGTCTACATCACTTTATTGAGACAACATATAGAAGAAGAAAAACAAAGAAAGAATCAATAGATGGCTGGAAGATCTAGATTAAGACGAGCTGGTAGATTTTTAAGTGAAACGATGATTGGCGAAAAACCAGTCGCAATGCTTACTGGAGAATCAGAGATTCCTCGGCCATCGGTCCGGGGTTTATCGAATCTATTGATTGGTGAAAGACTTACTAATTTTATCAAAGAAAAAGATGCCGAGAAATTAACGGGCGATCCAGAAAAAGATCAAAATATTCTTGATCAACTTTATGCTCGTTTAGATGCTGCCGAGACTAAAATCCGTATACTTGAATCATATCATAATGATCGTAATCTCGATAAGCTTGAAGAAGAAAGAGAAAGATCAAGAAGAAAGCCATTTCTATTTCCTACAGAAAAAAAGGAAAAAGAAGATCCATCAGCTGGAGGTGGAATCTTAAGCGGTTTGTTAGAAAGTGTTCTTGGAGCTGCAGGTCTCACCGCCATGGCAACAGCTGGTATGACTGCTTTACGTTCTGCTGGTTCAATTGCTAGATTTGTTGCAATGAGAAATCCTTGGATATTAGGGGCGGCTGTTGCCGCAGGAATGGCAAAATGGGCTTTTGAAAACGCTAGATCTTATGCTGATGAAGTGCAAGACAGAATAAACGAAACGATGGATGATAATATAAAATCGGCTATTGAAGAATTTAACACTGATCCAAATGCTGAAAATGCTGAAAATGCAATAGCAGAAGCACTTAAAAGGATTCGAGAATTTAATCGGGAAACATTGGTGGAAGGGGGAAATGTTGATCCAGCAGAACTTCAAGCAGTAAAAGATGCGATTAGTGGTTTAGAAAAAAATCTTAATGTTTTAACAGCTGACCAGCGGGTACAGTTTGAAGCACTTAAACAACAATTCAATATTAAAACTTCGGGAAAGCCTGATAAAGATACTGCAACTGAAAACTACAAAGGATTACTTGAACTTGAATTTCAAAGAAGAAAAAAGGTACAGCCAAACCTTTCGGATGAAGAAATATTAAAGAGTTTAAGAGGATTTGCTCCCCCAACCACTCTCAAAAAAGAAGAAGCATTAAATGTAAGGACGAAGTTTATAGAAGAATCATCAGAAGCGCCAAGAAAAGAGGCTGAAGTAAATATTTCAACTACCACGCCTAAAAGTGCTCCATTTCCATCAAGTGAGGACGCGGGTTTCAATAATATTAGTATGTCCTTTAATCCTCGATCAGGCATTATTACAATCCAACCACAATCACCTAATAAACCTCCAATTGAAATATATCCGCAAGCCCCGGCCCAATATGATGAAATGATAGAAAGATCACGTCCAGCAACACCAGTAATACCGTCCGGGCGAGGCTACGCGAAATTCAAACGAGAAAACGCTCCTGAAAGGTTAGTAACTTTTACAATTACTGGCTATTCATCATTTACGTTATTGAATCAAACTCAAGAATCAGGTCAATTTATTATAGTAGCGGTACCAGATAGTAAAGTTAATACGCGTTCGTTATATTTAAAAATGCAAGAACAAAAAATTATTTTGGAAAGTATTTTAAACGCAGTCGATAAAATGCCTAAGGTGGATAAAACAACATCAAAACCGGTCGCTATGATACCACCAACAACGGACGGCTTAGGCTCTGGTGTGGTTACAGATAATGTTTCTGATATGCGATTTTCAAGTGAGGCGATGCGGCCGGCCGGCGTTCTGGCATCGAAACTGCCCATTGTCCCCCAAGATGATTTTATTCCTGGAACTTTATTTGAACTTGCGGCCGAGATTCCGGAAAAATATCACCCTGGTTGTGCGCCTGGTCTCGTACCGATATGGCTTGATGGAGATCCAGTTTGTCTATTAGCGAAAACACCTCCAAACTCTGATGCCATAGACAATGCAGTAGATACGATGTTGACACAAGGTGGTGTTAAATCAATTCTAGACAAACCTCTTAGTGAAATAACGGAAGACGAACTTCAAAAGTTAAGTGATTTTAAAAAACCTTTAGATGAAGAGATGTCGCAAATTGAAGATAATTATGGAAGTTTGACTACCGATTCAGATTTAGAGAAACTTTATGGAGATCCTCGTTACAATGTTTTAAGAAAAATAATTTATCCCATAAATAAAATTCTAAATAGTGCTAGACGTATTGAATTTAAATTTAACGAACAAAGTTCTTTATCTGTATTGACACCTAATACATTTGCTGAAAATATAAATCAACCACCTGATGAAAAACAACCCGTTATTATAGCACAAAGTCCAACAATATCTCCATCTACAGCTTCAAAGGGAGAAATGCCAAATATTTCTCCATCATCGGGTTCAATACGAACTGCTGATCAGATTGGTTATCCACTGACATAATAAGAAAGGGCCCGAAGGCCCTTTCTCTTTTTAGCAGACTTCGTCAGCAAGACCGTCAAGCACTGGCTGCGAGAGCTGCAAACTTTGCAAGAACATCATCGTCGTCTACATCATTATCTGATGCATTCAGCTCTGATGCTGATTCCGCTGTTGCTACACTTGGAGCTTCAGCAGTTTTTTCAAACCTATCATACGGAATCTCATCGTCCAAATCAGCTTCTTCCTGCATAGACCGAGAACCAGCACCGCTAGTGTCACCGAGCACTGCGAGAAGACGGTTGTTTAGTTCGTCATAGGTTTTAAAGGTTGATGGATCAGTGTACTCTCGAAGGTCATAGAGTGAGTTGTACATCTTTTCAAGAACGGCATCATCTTCTGACAAAGGTTTCTTTGAAGAGAATTCAGACTTATCATAGTTAACCCAACCATCGACTTTACGTGCTTTGAGTTTAAACTCAGCACCATCCCAAAAATCAAAAGGATTAATTGCTTCTTCATCTTGAAACTCGGGCTTCATAGCGTCCATGATCTTATCAAAGATTTTTTTACCGAACTGATAGATCATGACTTTACCCTCATTCTCAGGATTTGCTGGATCACTGATCACAAGGATATTTGCTACGTAATGCAATCGTCGTTTTTGTTTACGAGCTGTTTCTTTATCAGCTTCATTACCAGAATTCCAAAGACGAGAATTCAACTGACTGACAGGATCATCTTGATTAAGAGTCGTCAAAGATTTTTCAATGTACCATTGACCGGTTGGTCCCTGGAAACCATGGTCCCAATACCGATTCCATGGAAGTTCGTTACCCTCGGCTGCTGGAAGGAAACGAATAACAGCATAACCATTACCCTGTTTATCACGAGTTAGACGCCACTGGCGATCATCTTGATAATTTTTCTTTTCACCGCCGAGCTGTTCAGCTGCGGCAGTAAGTTTTGACAAGTTGTTACGACGTTTTTTTAGTTCTGCAAAAGACATGTGTATTTCTCCATATTACTGAAATATATCTGTATTATATCATGTGTATGATTTATTGTACATAACAAAGTTACTCGAACTCCAAAGTATTTTTCCGAGGCAAAAAGTTTAAATGAATTGCTTCGGCTTCGAGCTTTTCTTTAATCACAGAAGATATGAATTTTTTTGTATCTTCTGGATCAATATCTTGCTCATCACAAACACGAATGACCGCTTCAAGATAAGGAATTTTTTTCTCAAAGACGACATCCTCTACGAGTCGACTAAATGTCGACCGATTCATAAATTTTTCTTGTAGCATTAATTTTCCTTGGAATTATTTTTATTATAATTTCTAAGATAGTACTCATTGATTGTGAGCAATTCAATTTCTCCATCAGCATTTCGAAAGTGATGAATATACCCATCAAGGCATAGTTTATCTATAGTGTTACTAATAATCCATTCTTTATCACTTGATACATTTTTACCTCGCCAATATCCAAGATAAAATAAACCGCCGCCAACTAAAAGTGTCGATAAGAATGGATCAAGTCCAAACATTAAGTGATCTCCTTAATTGAGTCAATACGAAATGACCGCCAACCCTCTTTTTCAATATCCCAGACTACACAAACATCATCATTCTTTTTACGAGAAATGTATTCTTCAACATCTCTTTGTTCTGGTAGATGTTTATCCATAAGAGTACATTTCATTACACGTTCTGTACCATCGACTTTCGTGAATGTAATTGTCTTAATACTTTCACGTAATTGAGTAGTTAGCTCTTGTTTATTTATCATAATTTATTTCCTTCCATGCTTCGTAAGTTATAATTCCAGAGTCGACCATTTTTGCTACAACGTCTTCGTGAATATACCTACCCATCTTTCCAGCAGAAATCAAATCGTAGAGATTATCTACTTTTGAATTGAGCTTAGATATTTTATCTGAGAGCTTATGAAGCTCCATTTCAAGTTCTGCTGTTGATGCCATCTTATTACTCCCGATTAATTATCGCTGAGCCAGATATGTTACGAAACCTTTACGAGAAAGATTGGGAGGCAAAAACGTCATTCCAAGAGCCGTGCATTCACCTTTCCATTTTCTCAGCGTTTTAACATAGATTGTTGGATAACTCTTTGCCCAACCAATGCTAACTTCAAGTTCTTTGCGAGCAATCATTGCTATTCATCCTCTATTGCGCTATAGTTTTATAGGACATTAGTAGTCACCCCAGTCATTGTCATAACGTGTGGTGCTACGATAGGTATCACCATAATATTCGTTAGCGTATTTGCTAGCATCAGTATAGTGTACATCATCATCAACACCAGAGCCATATATCGCTCGATGCTTATTATATTCTGCACGAATAATATTGATTACATCATCTACGGTTGCTTTCTTAGCCATTATGCACACTCCCATTCTTCAAAGGTTACGATATCCATAAGCTCTTTGACAAGAGCCCGACCTTCGTCGGTGAACAGAATACCCTGTTTGTAAACCCAATGTTCGACACACTGCTGATGATAGAAAGTTTCACCGTCGGTCATCCAACGGAGAACGTCTTCGCGCGTCGCCCCGCCGCCGGCGTACTCGTAACACTTTTCCATCCAAGCTTCGAAATCGGCGAGGGCACGCTGGTCAGCTTGACGTTCACGCTCTTGTTCACGAACAAAATCATCACCCGTGTAGTCCCAGATTTCCTGCTTACGCTCAGGAGTAGCATCATAGAACTCGTGGGATCCACTGGGACGGAACCCATAGGTGTCCTTGTGAAAGTCTGAGAAGAGTTCTTCAGAGTAGGTAAACATTTTTTCCTCCGTTGTATAGTATAGATATAGTAACTCTTTTCAGGATTTAAACCCCTGTAACCAAAAAAAGTTTCATTAAATAACAACCACTTAGCATTTTTTTTAAAACTCCATCCATTTTCCTGGACGATGGTTTTTTCCATGGGCGCGTGCCCACTGAATAAACAGACCATTCTCACGACCATGGGCTTCGATTTCCCAAGGCTGATCCCAATAATCAAGGCCTTTTGTCTTGATCGAGGAACCTTTCCACATGATCTGTTTTGCAACAGAAGGTTGAAAATTGTAGGCATCAAGTTCGCCTGAAGCAAACTGCTTGACGTGTACAAGTTCATGAGCAACGGCTATCATCATTTCGCGAAGTTTCAAACTGCTATTGATTTCAATTTCAAATTCACGTTTTGTGTCTGCCGCGCAAAGACCATGAAGGCCGTCGGGCAGTTTCTTCAACACGATTTTGATATCGAGAGTACGATACCGAGGAAGAAGTTTCTTTAGAACGAAATCAGTCATCGTTTGGGCTAGCTCACGTTTACGAACCGTGCCTCCAGTGATGGTGATGGTGTTCATGGTAGTTCTCACTATATCCATTACATAGTATAGATATAGTAACTCTTTTCAGGATTTAAACCCCTAGGACCAAAAAAGGTTTTGTTGAATATCAATCACTTAAGTTTTTTTCTTCGGGCGGCCTGAGCGATACAACATTCGTTCCAGCCTCTTCTTTGTATCTTCTAGCAATATAATCATGGTACCTTTCTTGCTCTCCATCTTCTTCTACACTCTCCTGAACCATCTTCAAAAATTCACTATCGGATTCAAAGGTAAGTTCAATGTCAGAGTTCTCAGAAAAATACTGATAAGTAATCTCTAAAGCCTTTTGAAGTTCTGCGACCTGATGGAAATCCTCTTCTTCATCCGGCGCCAGATTGATTGCATGAGCATAGTTAGCAAAGTCTTCAAGGTTGATCTTGATTGCTTCTTTGATCTTATATGCAACAACCATGGACATAATTTCTTGAAAAGCAGAGCTTTCTAGAATTTGGTCAAACAACTCTTTCATCGATTTTTCATCATTTCATTATAATCATCCAACACATACTGGGGGTACTTAGACAAATCAATATTGTTAAGATGATCTGAATCAATATATTCACTTAAATCGTAACCTACAGTATGTTCACCCATCGCCCAGTCTCGATGTTCTATATAACCTACAGTTTCTCTCTTAATATCGTTGGTATTTAGCTCCGCCCAATACAGTTCATACGCAACACCAGACTCTAGACATTCAAACTGATGATAAAGTCCCGGTTTGACTTTTGTATAATCACCTTCATATAAAATGGTCTCATCTACAAGATCATAATCTTTCTGCCAGACACGAACTAACATCGTACCCGATTCGACATAAAATCCGTTCCATTTGAATTCATGAAGATGTTTTGAACAAACCCCACCTTTATTCATTCGAATACGATGAAATTCTAAAGCACTATTTGCCTCAATAAGAGAGGTTACACCCCATACTTTACCTGCTTTACTCATTCAGTTCTCCTATTTCAAAATATTCCATTATTTCATTTGTTTGCGATTTTGAGATTTGAGTAGCTTCATCCAATGATTGTGCATCAAAGATTAATGTTTTACCGATACGAACATCATTGACTTCAGGATATCCTAGATTATGTAATGCTTTTGTAACAGCCATTCCAGCATTATCTAAAATACCGCGATGAATCATTATTGTCGCTTTATATTTCAAGGAATATTCTTTCTCAACATATCAACAAATTCTTTTAGTTTACGTTCCGTTTCTTTCTTATCACTTAAATAATTTATGATATACTCTTCTACTTGTTCTGGTATTTTCCAAGTAAAATCATTTACTGTCAAATCAAAGTAATCAACTTTTCCCATTACAAGTTTAATAATATTTCGAGTAAATGACAAGCTATATCTTTCACCACGATCATTCATTCCAGTATTTACAAGAAACACATTTGGATTATTCTTCTCTATAAGATCCATAAGCAGATTACTATATTCAGTTACCTTTCGAGGCATAAAGGGAGAACCATAACAAGGTGAGAAAGTCCTTGTGATTTCGGTAACACCTCTTTCTGTTCCTGGCATGGTACTTGTATATCCAGTCTCAAAAAGCAATCGAATATCCTTACCTTCAATCTTTGAAATTGGAGGCAAAATGCCTTCTGCATCAAATGTTAAAAAGAAAATATTATTTGGATGATTAAAAAGCTGTGGTGTTTGATATGCATTTTCTACACAGTCAATTGGATAACTTAACCGAGCATTTGCTGCACTCGGATTTTCTTCCACAAGACAATTGAACTTTCTAGCTTTTTCTACAGCATTAAAGATTGTTGGATGTGTTTTTGGTGTAAGACCTTCAGACTTAGCATAACAACCAGTTTCAATCATTTCAATTCCAGAGTCTTTCCAAAGCACTTCATCATCACTAATGAGTTTATATTCAGGATCCGAACTTAATGTAGTTTTTCCTGTGCCACTCAAACCAAACATAAGATTGGTTGTATCATCATATGTGAATGCCGCGCAATGCATTGGTAGAATATATCGTTCTGGTAACTCAAATGAAACGATACTAAAAACACCTTTCTTGATTTCACCAAGAAAAGTTGTGCCTACAATAATCATTACGTGTTCATCTAAATTAACATAAATCTTGGGTTCAGATTCAATAGCAGTATTATGATATATTGTCCAATCAGAAAAATGTTCATGTGGATTTTCAACAATGTTAAACATATTTCTTACAAATTGAGCATGTCTATCATCATTTGTATGAACACGAAAGCAAAAACCAGAGGTATAAAACGTCAAATCATTATTAAATGTTTCAAGATGTTTGGCCAGAATTAAGTTCTTTAATTCGATATAGTCTTCGTACTTACCGACTTTATTATACTTCGGTCGCGACATATCAAGAAAACATGTTCTTTTACCAAAGAAATATTTGTTTTCAGGACTACGGCCTGTTGGATGAGTCGTGATTGATATGTTAGTCATTTCCAATCTTCCTTCCAATCATTTACCCACTCAATTTTCTTTTCAATAGTCCACGACTTCAAATAATCATTATCTTTATCAAACTGACTAAGCATTTCTTCCTCATCAATGACTCGTGAATCAATAATTTGCTCACTAATATGATTCTGTGAAAACTCTTTTACCTCTTGCATAATAACAGAATCATCAGCCCATGTAATGGCTTTTTGATAATCATTAAACAAATCACCGCCTTCAGGATTAAGTTTTTGTAGTTCACTCATTGGAACACAATAACGCATACGATGGGTTGAAATTGCTGTTACCAATACATAACGTTCATCAGACATTACACAGTCTCCTTTTCCACAAACTCGCCATCTTTAACAGCAAAAAATTTAGTTGGTAGATTTACATTACCAACACAACGGAAATACGCACGACCACCATCAAGCGAAACATCACCCACAGTGTGGAAGTCATGTCGATGTTGACTATAATGCCATTGCCCGTCAACTTCTTTCATACCAAACTCAGCGTCCTCGATCTTGTCAGCATTGGTGATCCACAGCTGGCGCTGTTCATCCAGTGGACCAGTAGAAGCAAAGCGTAGACCAAAGTAACGATTGCCAAACTCAGGATGCGGAGTCTCACGATAGAAAACATCCATCGCTTGTGCTTCACTACCAAGTGCCGATGTACAGACATACTTGATAGGAACACCATCCTTTTCAGAATAGTGAGAGATTATCTTATCTGTGTCTAGGATAGGTCGGTGTGCGATATTCATTGTATTATCCTCAGTTCAATTTGATTACAGGTGGTTTACGTAGTTTGCCTTTCGTATCTTGGGGTTTCGTTATCGTCAAGATATTTTATATTTGCTATTATAGACTATTGTAAGACTATTGTACATAACTTTTCTAGGTCAACGTGGAAAAATCTTACACCAAAACAGATCAAGAAACCATGTTTCATCTTTCTTGCCTACGCTGATCAAACTTCGGCCAACGTCATACTCGAAATCGTTCTCTACGTAACAAATAGAAAAATGCCATTCGCTATCAAAATAGTGACGATAGAAACTAATCAGTTCAAACTTCAGCATTCTTTTTCCTTACTTCCTTCCATCATGAATATCTTCAATGTGAATTGGCGTGTAGTCAATTTGCTCTACTGATACGCATACGTGTCTTTCAGTTGGAGCAGGATTCTGGTGAATGTGGCCGTGTACGTTTAAAGGCTTATCAAAGTTTTTGAATCTACCTTCAAATATAATAGTATCATGTACTGGCACATGTGTCAACAATAAACCGTGCTCTGGAAACATTCTCCACATCATTATTTTCTGAAATAATTCATGCTTAGCAATCCACTTAACATCATCGTGATTACCAACAATAAGACGCTTTCTACCATGAAGCTTTTTAAAATTCTTTAGAAACTTTTCTTTGTCTCCAAAGAATACATCACCTAAGTGGTACACAATATCACCTGGCTTCACGTAACGGTTCCACTGTTCAATCATGTACTCATCGTGTTGTTCAATACTATCAAACAACTGCCCACGGATAAAGCTACCATCTTTATCAGTAAACTTTAGAATATTCTCATGCCCAAAGTGAGTATCGCTAATTACCCAAATATCTCTCATAAATTACTCTCAACGATAATAAATACGGCCTATTGGATGTGTTGTGATTGATATGTTAGTCATTAGTCCCAAAGTGCTTCATAATACTTTCCAAATAGTCGGAACCCATTACTTATTCTTTCTTGTTCAGCTTTCATACCTTCCATATCCCAGTCGTTATAACTGTAGTAGTATGCCTGCCAGTCGTCTTTACATTTTTGCTCGAAAGCATGGATCATTTCATCCATAACCCAATCCCAACGTTCAAAGTGCTTTGGATCAACTTCGCCCATTGTGCTGTGTTTTTCATACCAGTCTTCTGGTGCCCGCAACTCTTCTGGTACATCTACATTATCAACAATCGGAGCACCATGCTTTGTTTCTTTTAACTGTTTGAGCATTGGAAGAATGATAGGAGCAAGAGTATGATCCATGCTCCAAGTATCATAACGATCTATACGCACACGAACCTTGCGTTGTTTGCGATCCAAGTATAGATTGACGGTATGGTTATAGATCCACTGCAACACATCTTCTGTTTTTTCAAGAAAACGTTCAACCCCGGTTTGTGTTTCTGGCCAATTGTTGTAGCCGTATTTGTCTCGCATATAATGATCGTAGACACGACTTATCCAACGATCAACGTATGGTCCTATATAAACTCGCATTTACTTGCTGCCTTGATCTTTGCAATATTTTGTTCTAGTTTAGCATCAAATTCTGCATCTGTCAAGTTGTAGGTCAACCCTTCACTGGTTGCTCTACTAAAACTTGCACTCATATTTTTTTGTTGCGATAGTCGTTGACAGGCTTCGTCTGTGGTATAGCCACCGCTGAGTGCTACAATCTTTTCAACAGCATCATATTCCAGCAAGTCACTGTAGTAGTTTTCTTCTTCTGGCAATGTAAGTTTCAGTATACACTTGCCAGTGTATTGATCTAAATGATGCTTGAGTTCCTCTCGCAACATGTATTCTAAGGTGCGTTTGTTAGAGTGATGTATATTGATTTCTGGTTCTACAATAGGCATTAATCCTTTGTCGGAAATGAATTTTGCTATTGTAAACTGTTGTTCGACAATTTGTTTGATGTTGGTAATTGCTGTTTGATAATCAACTGGATTGATAACACTGCGCATTTTAGTACCAACACAGTTGTTTCTCACAGCATAGTTAACAGCTTCGCCCACATCAAACAGTTGCAGTGTTCCGTCACTTTTAACACCTTGGTCAATTTTGAGGAAGACTTGTACACCTTTTGCATTCAGTGCCTCTACAATGCCACGTTCTACGTTTGCACGATATACAATAGCAGCCCAGATGTTATTGCTATTGAAAGCAGGTGCTGCAATCATTCTCATGCGAAATTCATGGACAAGATCAATTTTGTTTGCATCATTCCATTCTACACCATATGCATCCAACACACCGCCGGCACTACCGCCGCTGTTATCCATTGCTGCTATAAATTTACTCAATGATTTACCCAATTGCTGAATTCCATAGCAAAGTTCTGTGCTGCGGCAGCATCCTCAAAGTCGAGTGTAATGTTCATGTGTCTGTCCTATCTCCAACGAACTCAATCTTTTTTAAGATTTCGAAAGGCTTGTTCAGAATCATTTTATGATGTGAGACGTCAAAGTAATACCACCCACTATTTTTCGTTAGTCTTGCTATCTCAGGGTCGCTTTTAGACTTACGCTTTACCCAATAGTATCCATGAGTCATTTCTTATCCCTCTTCATCTTTGGAATGTTCGTTTTGCCATAGTAATAAAACATTGCTCGCTTTCGTTTATACATCTCACCATCCTTTAGGTATGTCTCGTATCGAACATACCAATCGCAGGCAGGATCATACACTATCTTCGGGCTTGACATACTTCACCTCATATACTGGAACGCCAGCCTTCTTTCCTTGTTGAATCATATTGGCAGTTCCTCTGCCACCTTCAAACGCCACTATAACATGCGGTTTACCGTCTGTCAACATCAATCTGTTTCGGATTGGTCCTGCTGCTTTTTTGTGGGTGTTCCAGTCTGCGGGATAGCGTATAACTCTAAGTCCTCGCTCACGTCCATAATCGTCTGCAAGTGAGTCTGCACCT